GGTCTATCATTAGATGAGGTTCAACAACCTACAAGATTGAAACCAATAGCTTTACCAGGGTCTACATTATCTTTTAGCAATTTGGATTTGTCTTTTCTTGTAGATGAAAATTTAAATAATTATAAAGAGTTACATGATTGGTTAATTGGTTTAGGTACGCCAGAATCCGATTCACAATTTGCAGCGCTTTTGGCAACAGGTAGTGATAGGTTTGCCGGTTCAACTGCAAGTTCAGCAGCAACAGGATCAAATACAGCAACACCGTTAAATGAAGGTGCAATTTATTCAGACGCCACACTCACAGTATTAAATAGTAAGAACATTGCCAAGACTGAAATACGATTTAAAAATGTTTATCCTATATCTCTAGGATCATTATCTTATGATATTAAGGCAAGCGATGTTGATTATTTGCAAGCAACTGCCAGTTTTAGTTATATGGGTTACGAAATAGTGCAGATTTCTTCTTCATAGGCTTTACTTTTAATTAAAAAGGTGATACAATATATACATGACATTAGAAGAATTACAACAATCAGTAGATAGAGATTTTAAATTAGATGATACAGAATTAGACGCTGAATCAATTAAGATACCTTTATTACATAACAAATATTTACAACACTTTAATAAGTTCTCATTACTATTAAAGAAATCAGAATACGAACATAAGACTATGTTAAGAGATAAATGGGAATACTATACAGGTAAGGCAGACGCAGCTGTATATCTATTAAAACCTTTTGATATAAAAGTATTAAAATCAGATGTACATATCTACATGGATTCAGATCAAGATTTACAAAGAGCAGATCAAAAAGTTGCTTATCAAAATCAAATAGTTAAGTATCTTGAACAAGTATTAAGAAGTATTAATAATAGAACTTTCTTAATTAAAAACGCTATTGAATGGAAGAAGTTTACTAGCGGCGCAATATAGCAATTTTTAAATCATTATAAATATAAGTATGACAATATGGAATACACATTTATATGATTATCAATCGGGACAATTCTAACCTCATCATCATAGAAAAGAAGAACGAAGTTTACATAACGGTAGACTGCGACTCTGGCGTACAGCGAGAGATATCTGAATTCTTTACTTTCTATGTACCAGGATATAAATTCATGCCGGCATTTCGTAATCGAATGTGGGATGGTAAGATAAGATTGTTCTCACAAAAGACAAAAGAGATATACTTTGGTCTATATCCATACATCAAAGCATTCGCCGAAGAACGAGGATATGTTGTAGTTGCTGGTAAAGATGTAGAGATAGATAACAAGGTTGATAGAGAAGTTGTCACAAAATTTTCTAATAGTTTAGGTCAAAAATTTGAGGCAAGAGATTATCAGATAGACGCCATATTTCATAGTTTAAAACGCAATAGGACACTCCTGGTGAGTCCTACGGCATCCGGTAAGTCATTCATCATATATTCTTTAATACGATACTACACTCATCTAATCAAGGATGAACCCAACAATCGGATACTATTAATCGTACCTACAACTTCATTAGTTGAACAGATGTACACAGATTTTGAATCATATGGTTGGAATGTAAAGAAGAATTGCCACAGATTATATAGTGGTTATTCAAATCAAACAGATAAGAAAGTACTCATATCTACATGGCAAAGTCTATATAAATTACCTAAAGAATACTTTGAGCAATTCGGTGTTGTATTTGGTGATGAGGCACATCTATTTAAATCTAAATCATTAACAGAGATTATGTCTAAACTTACCGATTGTAAATATCGTATAGGTCTTACAGGAACATTAGACGGCGCTCATACACACAAGTTAGTATTAGAAGGATTATTCGGCGCTGTCAATAAGGTAACTACAACTAAAAAACTTATGGATAAGAATCAGTTAAGTAATCTTGTTGTAAGATGTTTAATATTAAAACATACTGAGGCTAATTGTAAAATTGTATCAAAAGGTAAGTATCAAGACGAGATAGATTATCTTGTAAGTAGTACACCTAGAAATAATTTCATTCGTAATCTAGCACTTAAACTCAAAGGTAATACTTTAATATTATTTCAACTTGTAGAGAAACATGGTAAGAACTTACAGCAAATCATTAAAGATAAAGCAGAAGAAGGTCGAAAGATATTTTATATATACGGCGGAGTTGATACAGAAGAACGAGAGCAGGCAAGGGCAATAGTTGAAAAAGAAGATAACGCTATTATTGTAGCAAGTTATGGTACTTTTTCTACTGGTATTAACATTAAGAATCTACACAATATAATCTTTGCAAGTCCATCAAAGAGTAGAATAAGAAATCTACAATCAATCGGTAGAGGTCTTAGACTAGGGGATAATAAAGTAAATGCCACTCTATATGATATATCAGATGATCTAATTTATAAGTCTAAAGAGAATTATACGCTAAAGCACTTTCAAGAAAGAATAAATATATACACAGAGGAAGAGTTCGATTACGAGATACATAATATTAACTTAAAGGATTAAAATGAATACTGTTAAGGAAAGAGATTATCGTATGATAAAATTAACTGATGGTACTACTATCATGGGTAGTATTGTTGTTGATAAAGATTTCCTACGAATCACAAACGCATTAGAGTTGCATACAATACAAAGGCAAACAGAAGTAGGAGCTATGAAAGACACTACTCTAACGCCTTGGATATCTTATACAGATGATAAGACGTTTGTTATTCCTAAAGATAAGGTTATGGTAATCACTCAAGCAGATACTTATATATCACATTATTACGAAGTCATATTAGATAAAGTATTAAAGGCAAAAAAGAACGCTAAACCTGTATTATCTGCCGAGGAGATGGATAAGATATATGCGTTGGCAGATCAGATGGATCAAATGCAAAGAATCGATCAACGAGAATCACAATGGTCAGAAGAAGATTTAATTGATTTATTTCAAAAGAAGACTATTCACTAGGTATGCTATATAGCTGGTTCCCCAAGCGACTACATAGTCATTATAACATAGATATTAAAACTGTCAAGCAAATGACAAAAGTAAATTAATTAATACAACCTGCTTTACATTTTGATGTAAATCTGTTATAATAAGATATCAATAAAGAAAGATAAATTATGGAAAAAACAAAAGCAAAAGCGAAACCACATTATGTAGATAATAAGTTGTTTCTTCAAGCTATGATCGAACACCGTACTAAAGTGGCAAAGGCGGAAGAGAAGAAAAGAAAACCACCATTGGTGACCAATTATATTGGTGAGTGTTTTTTAAAGATTGCTAATCACCTTTCTTACAGACCTAATTTTATAAACTATACTTATCGTGATGACATGATCTCAGATGGTATAGAAAACTGTTTACAGTATATGAGAAACTTCAACCCAGAGAAATCTAATAACCCATTTGCATATTTTACACAAATTATATACTATGCATTTATCAGAAGAATACAAAAAGAAAAGAAACAGCAAGATGTTAAGGCTAAACTAATTGCTACTTCTGGTACTGAAATGATGATGGACTCTCTAGTAGGTGATGACGCTCAATACAAAAATCAGATGTTAGAGTTCTTACAAAGAAATGTAAAAGAAAGTGTACCAGCAGAACCTAAAAAAGTTAAGAAGAAAAAGAAAAAATAGATAATGAAAATAGCGTTGTTAAATGATACTCACTTCGGTGTGAGAAACGATAGTATGATCTTTGATGACTTCTTGCATAAGTTCTATGAGGAAGTATTCTTCCCATACTTAGAAAAACATAACATTAAGACGCTTATTCATTTAGGTGATGTAGTTGATAGAAGAAAATATATTAACTTTAGAGTAGCAGATAACTTCAAAAAGAAGTTCTTACATAAACTATGGGAAAAGAAGATTGATACTCATATCCTAATAGGCAATCACGATATATATTTTAAGAATACAAATAGTGTAAATGCTTTACAACAGCTATGTACTGCACCTGATGGCATTAACGAGCCTTGGATATATGAAGAACCTAAAGTAGTAAACTTTGATGGTCTTGATATATTAATGTTACCTTGGATAAATCCTGAGAATCAACAACAATCATTTAATATGTTAGACACAGCAAAGGCAGATGTCTGTATGGCACACCTAGATTTAAATGGTTTTAATATGCACGAAAATATAGTACAGACACACGGATATGATAAGAGTATTGTAAAGAGATTTGATAAAACATTTAGTGGTCACTTTCATAAAAAATCAGATGATGGTCAAATATTTTATCTAGGTGCTCAGTATGAAATGACATGGTCAGACTATGGTGACACAAAAGGGTTTCATATCTTTGATACTGAAACAAGAGATATAGAGTTTATACCTAATACAAATACTATATTTTCAAAGTTATTATATAATGATACTGAAACTAATTATGATAATTTTGACATAAGTCCTTTCAATAATAAATTTGTAAAACTTATAGTAGTTAGTAAGAAAAACAATGAGATGTTTAATAGATTGCTTGACAAATTATATAGTAAAATAAATGTACATGAATTAAAGATACTAGAAGATTACTCCGACCTTAATGCAAACCTAGTAAGTGATGATGTTGTAGAAGGTACAGAAGATACAATGACACTTGTTAATAATTATGTAGATCAATTACCAGTTGATTTAGATAAAAATAAATTAAAGAGTATGATTAAAGAAACATTTTTAGAGGCACAAGATGATAGTATTTAAAAAAGTAAGATATAAAAACTTTCTATCAACAGGTCAACAGTTTATAGAGATACAACTAGATAGATCATCAAAGACATTAGTTGTCGGTGAGAACGGCGCCGGTAAGTCAACCATGTTAGACGCATTGTGTTTTGGTTTATTTCAAAGGGCATTTAGAAATATCAAAAAAGATCAGATGGTCAATAGTATTAACGAGAAAGATTGCCTTGTAGAAGTAGAGTTTGTAATAGGTAAGAATGAATATAAGATCATAAGAGGTATCAAACCTAATAAATTTGAGATATGGTGTAATGGTATCATGTTAAATCAAGACGCTGCCGTAAGAGATTATCAAAAACATTTAGAACAAACAATATTAAAATTAAACTTTAGATCATTTACACAGGTTGTTATACTAGGTAATGCCTCATTTGTTCCTTTCATGCAATTGAGAGCTAGACATAGGAGAGAAGTTGTAGAAGAAATATTAGATATAGAAATATTTTCAAAGATGAATTTAATGTTTAGA